TTAAATTTAAATTTCTCTTTATCTCCCCAATATGAATCTGATGAATAATTTATCATTTCAATTAATTTATTCATTTGAGCTATATAATCTGTCCATATGATACAAGAATATTGTAGTGTAACATAATCAGGGATTACAACAGTGTGGAATTCTTTTTGAGGGATTATATTTTGTAATACATTAAAATTATCATATTGGTTTCTTTTACTATATTTTTCTTGAAAAGTATAATATAATTGAGGATTGTTAGCGTCTAATTTATTACCTAAATCTCTTCTTTTTTCAACACTATCCCTTTTAAACATTATGATAGGTGTTTGAAGTTTACCTTCTTTATCTCTAAAATATCCATCTTTTTGAACTCCTTTCCATCTTTCAGGAGAACCATATATTATAGGTACATTTGTTCTATTTCCATTTATTATAACAGATGGTTTAATAACATTATTAAAATAATACATTATTGCTTCATCATGGTCTTGTAAACCAATTGAAACATCTTGTACTGTGTCATCTTTACGAGTTGTTATTCTACCTTTATTTATACTTGGTCTATTATCTGGATTAGGAAATTCTATAACAGGAAACCCTTCAGCAAATCCTGAAGAAAGATTATCTCTTAAACGATCATATCCACTTGAGGGAATGGGTCTTCTAGGGTCTATTCTTTTTCTATCTGCCATTTTATAATCTTCCTATGTTATTTGCTTTTCCTCCATCTAATTTAGTAGTAGTAGGATATTTTCCTTCTCTAAGAGGTATTAAATTTAGTTTTTCTACTCTAGAAATATGAGCATTAATTAAAACTGAAAAACTATCACCATGATCTGTTGTTTCTGTTGATATAGCATAATCAGGATCCCTACCCATTATTAATTGATTTTCTATTTTTGAATCTACTTCATAAAAATTATTTCTAAAAAGTAATATATCTCCTATATTAGGTACTAAATTTATAGTTTTTAGTTCATTTTTTAAAAATTTAAAACTAATGGATTGATTAACGTCAGAACCAAAATCATCGGATGCCCATGACTGGTCTAGTCTATCGATTAAACACGCGATTTTTATGGGTTCATAGTAATTTTTACCCATAGCTTCACCATAAACATTTGCTATTGTTTGTTCTAAAGCAAATTTATAATATGCAACTTCTGTTTGTATTATATCTTTTAGAAGTTCATTATTTATCGTATGGAATAAATTTATATCCCTATTTTTTCCAAATAATGCCATTACAATCTTCTTAAAGTTTCTAATTTATATTTAAATGATTTAACACCTGGTACTCTTAAATCTGTTTTAGACATATCAGATGTTAATATATCTTCTTTTATTTTTTCTAAATCTTTTTTAGCATCTCCCCTTGTTATAAATTTAATAGATAATAAATGATATTCTACATTTGGTTTTTGTATAAAATCTTCAGGTGTAATATTTCTTACAATAGTTATTTTTCTTATAGCTCTAATTTCATCTAATACATCTGTAATATTAACTGATGAGTCTGTAAACATATAAGCTTCTACTTGGTATGTATTAAGAATTTCTGATAGTATGTTAGTTAATTTAATCATTAGCCTATATAAATAAACATTGGATCATTACCTGCTGATTCTTTTCTCTTATTTTTTTCAGAAGCTTCTCTTTCTAATACTTTTTCTTTACTAGTTAATTCTAAATCTAATCTCAATTTTTCTACTAATTCTGCTTTTTCAGCAACTGCTTCTGATAATAATCTAGAATGATCTAATGTTGTTTCTGCTCCTGGAATAGGTACTGTTTGGTATTTACCTCTGACACTTCCTAACATTTCTTTAGCTAAGGCTAATGTATATTTTCTAATCCATTGTTTACCTGGTTCATTTATAAAAGAATAAACAGGTGCTTCATATGGAGCATTAGATAAATCTGTTACTAAATCTGTTGGTTTTGCATTTCCTTCTGTATCTACATCTTGAGAACTAGCATTTCCTGTAGTTGAAGAAAATGAATTTTTATAATCATACCATAATGTATAATCAGAAGTAGGAATAGGCCATATTTTTAAATATCTTCCATTTTCTAACTCAAAATGATATGCTGATTTTCTAATTTGGTCATTAAATTCAATTGCTTGTAATTTTAAAACATCAAAATATAAAGGCATTAACATAAAATTTACACCTGGTGAATAATTACCAAATCCAAATGATTGCATTAATGATTGAATTCCCGTACCAGTACCTGCATAAGGATCAAAATATCTATTAATTGCTGCTGGGGCTTCATGATAAATTCTTGTTATAGTAATACTACCAGAGGTAGCAATATAATTACCAAGACTATCTTCTAAATGGGCTACTGTAGAATTTCCAGTAGCAGGATCATATAAATCATACCATTGTTGACCTTGTCTTATATCTATAGATCCTGAGTATGTTCTACCACGAACACCAGAAGTTCCTGCATTACCAATAGTTGCTGCACTACTTCCTATTCCATCTCCTGTAGTTGATCCATAATTTGAATCTATTACTATATTATTTAAAGCTGATCCTGTTGATGTTTTTATTAAAGAACCAAAATTATATATTATTGTAGCATTATATACTTGGGCTCCATATTCGTTTACAGCTTCTTCAAAACATGAATAAAGGTTTATATCTTGTAATTCAACATCTACTAAAGGATATCCTAATCTTTGAACACACCATTGTGCTACTCTATCAGAATCCTCTCTAAAGGCATCATCATAATCATAAAAACCAAAGGGAGTAGGATCAGATACTAATCCAAAAGATGAGGATCCGGGCCATATTGCAATTTCTGCCATTTTAATCTAGTTTAGTTGTTCTCATATAAATATGAAAAAACTATAGAAAAGGTTACATTCCGTTTAGTAATTCAAATACCTCATCTATTGCTACATGGCGATGATTATCTAATAATACTCTTTTATAAACATATTGGGAATCATTAATTTTAGGTAAATCGACTATTGCTGAATAATTTTTATCTTTTAAATCAATTTGTTGATTATCTCCACAAAATATCATTGTTGAATTTTTTCCTAATCTACCTAATGCCATTCTAAATTGAGAACGAGTTAAATTTTGAAATTCATCAACTATTACAACTGCATTTTCAAATGTTCTACCTCTAAAATGTGCTAATGAACATAATTCAATTGATTCATCTTTTTCCATCTTTTCTAAAATAAGAGGTTTATTATAAATTTTACGCATATTAGATTTAATTGGTACAATCCATGGTTCCATTTTTTCTTTTTCTGAACCCGGTAGAAAACCATTGTCTTCAGTTGACACTGTAGGTCTTGTTATTATGATTTTATCAATTTGTCTTTTAAAAAACATGTCTAATGCAATTTGGCAAGCTAATAATGTTTTACCACTACCTGCTTTTCCTACAATAAAATTATAGGGATGATGTAAAATTGCTTGTTTTGCTGATTTTTGTTCTTCTGAAAGTGAAAGTGAAAATCTAACCGTGCCCTTTGGAGGGGTCTTTTTGGAATTTTGTTTAGCCATTTATATAACGTTTGATAATACATATAAAAAAAAGAGTCGCTGTTGCGACTCTTCTTTTAAGATTTAATAGATTAACTATTAAGCAAGTGTAACTGATCCATCAGCATCATACTGACCTAAAGCAAACCAGTTTGTACCATCACAAACACACTCAAAAAAGTCTCCTGCTGTTGCTTTGTTATGTACAAAAGTAGCGATGTCAACACCTGAAACTACATTTGCACCATTATCATCTCCACCTCCTACAATTTGGCCAAGCATAATATTAGCTGCTGTATCTCCATCTGAAGTTGCTGTAACTGTAATAGCTGCATTAGAATTATTAGCAATAGAAGGGGCTGCTAAAATAAATTTAAAATAAGCTCCTGCTGTAGGTGTTGGTAAATCTACATTAAAGCCTGTACCTGCTGCTTGTGCAGTTCCTACTACACCTAAAATAATAACACCACAGTCATCTGTAGTTAAATTAGTTGCTGCATTAACGCTTTTAACATTTACTGGTCCTAATGTACTGTCCAAAATGTTATCAAACGTTCTGTTTTCGTTTTTTAAAAACGATCTTGATTTTATTCCCATTTTTTTATTTTTTATGAGATTATAGGGATACAACTATAGTGGTCAAATCCATAGAGGCTATTTTCCCCGTTTTAATATTGTTAAAACAATATAGACCAAACATTGTTTACACAAATAAATATAAAAAAAGAGCCGCTAATGCGGCTCTCTTTAAGTTTAGTTATAAACTAACTCTTACATATCGTTCAAGTCAGAAATATATACTTTACCGTAGAAATCTGGACGAACCATTTTCTTAGCGTATCTAGTCATAATTCCTTTTCTTGGTGTGAATGATTGTGGATCATAAACTAAAGGAGTCATAATTAATGGAATGTATGGAGCAAAAACAGCACCAGTTTCAAGGAATTGAGATCCTTTGTAACCCATTAAGATAACATTTTCTGTCATGTAAGGGTTTTTGTAAACTGTATATCTGTTATTAATTGCACCAATCTTTTGAACACCCATGTTGTATTTGTCACTGTCTCCTGCTGAGTCAGCTGCAAATCCTGGGATTGCTTCTAAGATTGTAGAAACTTTTGGAGAAACTACCATCCAGTTAGCACCACCACGAAGAGTTTTCTGGTGAATTAAGTTACTAACTTTTTGTAATTTAATACCTAAAGTTTGGAACCAAGACATTTTCGTGTAATATACACCTGCATCATTAATTGATGTAGTAAATGTTGGGTTAGTACCACCACCTTCTGTGTTGTTAGAGCTTGCAACTACGTCTTTTGCAACTGTAGCACTCCATCCTTCAACTGTGTCAGCATTTCTAATTAACATGTCTAGTAATTCAAGATCAATTTCCATTGAAATGTACTCACTTAAGATTGAAGTTAATTCTGCTTCAGCGTCAATTGAATGATAAGCATTAAGATCTTGAGCAAACTCAGGAGTCCATTGTGCTTTCAATTT